GGATGAACCACTCGGGTGGGAATAGATCCCAATCACAGCACTACACTGTGACGCGTCCAGACCAGGCGGAGGTGACTTCAAGATCCGCTGGAGGATATCCATAATCCTTGAGGAATATAGCATCAGTAAATCGCGTTCTAATGATCTGCCCATCACTAGACGACATGATGAAATCCCTCAATTCATAGATATCGGACAGTGAAACACGATAGCGACGCGCCAGCGCCTCATCTGGTATCTCACCGCCATTGCTCCTTCTCTCGAAGCTGGTCTCTTCTACATACGCCCTGCTTACGCCCCGTTCGGCAGCAAGGGTCTCATCGCATATGTAGGTTCTCAGAGCACGCGTGATGCTGTGGTCGCCGTGGTGCACGAATCCCTTAACAACATCAGAGATATACTTGCGCGCCCTGGTCTTTATTGGTCCACGACCAGGTAAATCCCTATAACACATTCCGAACTTCCGGAGGTAACAACCTAGATTAACGAAGACTCTCACCTGTCCATCAACCAGGGTGGGTGAGCACTTAAGGAACTGCAAATCCTCAAACTCCTTACATTCATCAATCTTTAAAATGAAACCTGCATCAGCGGCAGCTCGCGGTATGCAATCACATACTTGCTGAATCGTCATGTCAGGGCTCAAATGGTTCATAATCATAATGAAAATGCCTGTGTTCGCCATGTTATTGACGCTCGTAGTGAGTGGGCTGCCTGAGTATAACACCGGGCCGTGCGGTTTAAGCACAACCCGATCTCTCTTGGCACGCTTGCCTACTATGGACTTTATAACGCAGGGCAGTTCCAATTGTTTAAACAAACCTTCAATATCCTTGTCGACTGAAGTTCCGAGTTTCATGGCTGTCTTTAGTGTGTTGAAAACTGGAGCATAGTTGCTTCCATCACAGGCTGATATATCCAGGTTGGCAAAGAACAAACCGTCCTTCGCTCTGACGGCGATTATGCTATCATCTGAGAAATATCTAAAAGTGACAAAATCAGTGTGCAACATCTCTGCAAACGTCTGTTCAAGAGCTCCAGGCCCTGGTACAACAAACTTTGCATTTCCACCTTTATACTCAAATACATTCTTAAACGCGTCTTTAACAAACGGCATATACCAGGCTCCTTTCAGGGAGCCGGGTGCAGTAAGATCGCCTATAGCGCGAAGATACTTATCCCTCTCCAGGATCTCGCCTGTTTTGCATTTGTAATCGACGATATTAACAAAAGTGTC